CTAATTCCTTTTTTTAAGAAAAAAGACCACCATCTATTACCATCATCCTCAAAGACAACATAAAGTTTAGTAGGTATTTTAGAAGACATTAACTTTTATCTTTGCAGTATGAGTCTTATCAAACCCACCAGCGCGAGCTAATGCAGAACGACCCTCTCCTTCTCCCTGTAAAGCGTACTCTAGTGCTTCTACTGGGTGAGAGTATTCATTCTTATCTGGTTCATCAGTGTATCTCTCGCCTGTAGTCTGTACACGACGATAACAAAAGCCACCCTGTAGACCCTTTCTAATCATAGAGGCTTTAGGCAGGACAATAAATCTAGGCTTACCGTCCATACACATTTCTTTCATAGGCACTTCTAGCGCGGCCCTACGCTTCATAGGATCGTTAGACACTGTAGGTTGACAAGGGATGCCAGCGGCTCGCATAATCTGGAACGGAGTCTCAGAGTTAGATTGGTTCTTGTTGTTACCAGACGGATCACCCCATCCTTTAAACGTGTGGTTAGGGTACATCTCTTCAATGTATCGTTTAAGACTAGGAGCAAAGTCAACAGCACCAGAGTCCGTTAATACAACCTCGTCAAAGCATACCCAACGTCCAATCGATGTTCGTTGTAAGAAAGCACACGCAGGGGTACGTCCAAAGTCAAAGCCCAAAACAATAGGAGTATCTTTATCAGGCTTAAATTCCAAGTGTTGACAGTGGACAGAATCGGTATACATAGGATGGACAGGTTTACCGTTAGACACAAAGCCGTATTCATTGGCTAGATTAACCTTAATCCAATCATCAGTCTTTCCTTGTAGGCCCCTACGGTAATAACCTTCAGGTAGATTAAAAAGATTCTCTGCTTTTTCGTTGACTAACCAGTTCTCACCGTCTTTAATCACACCACCAGCTTGACGATAGAAAGCCCAATCTTCAGGACGCTCTATCTCAGCTAGTTTAAAGTACCAATGGTCTTCATCAGGAGCGTTACTATCTCCTATTATGCCATGGTGTGTAGGACGCGCACCTTCCTTGTTAGAGGGATAACGACCATGACGTAGATCAAGCATATCAAGGACAGCTTTAGAATGTTCTTTAGTCTCGTTTAACCATACCCATGTAGTTTGGATACCCCTAGCTTTCTTAACGTGTTCAGGACGGTCAAAAGCAATGAATACAATGTCACACTCTACCCTAGTGCCATCTTCTAGCTTAAAGCGGATAAAGTGAGTAGGAGGCTCTTTGTTACCTTGTTTGAAGTCACCTAACTCACCGTGTATCTCTAGCCAATCCTTAATCGTAGTAGAGAACAGTTCGGAATAAGTATTACGTGCGGCAATGATACGAGATAAGCGAACACCATAGTTCTTATGTTGCTTATCCTTAACAGGCTCTTGCTCACACATTAGGTCAAATAATTTTAGAATACACTGAACAGTCTTACCAGAACCTAGAGGTCCCATGATGAAAGAGTTTCTTTCTCGACAATCGTTAAAATCTTGCAGAACTTGGCCTTGAGCCATTAAGTTATATTCAATCTTCATTATTTTAACAAAGAATTATCTGGTTTTTGGGCTAACGGCCCTTGAGTAGCGCCACCTGCATTTGAACGCATTATAGCCGCATCTGTAGCTTCTTGATAAGCCCCAGCACCATAACGCGGAAACTGTTTGCCTGTTTCTTTTTCGTATTCTATAGAAAGCTGAATGGCTTTTTTTAATTGGGTTTTGTTATTAGGGTCAAATAAAGTAGGTTTTCCTTTAGCGTCCCACCAAATAGTTGGAATATTCATAACTCCACCTTCTGGTGAATCTACAGTGCTTATGTACTCAGTAGATGGCCCACCTAAACCTACATCTTGAGGCTTATGTTTTTTAGGATCAAAAGGTTCTAATTGTTTATTAAGCAGTGGCATAATTTTTCCTAATTAGTAGACTTAATGTAACTCTTACCAGTGTACGACCAATCAATAGCATCGTAATTAGACTTGTATACTGTTCTACTTTCTACTGTAGACTTTCTAGCATGACTACCCTTACCACCATTAGACTCAGGAAAATGTCTATTACGAGTCTCTTTGTCTAACTTATGAATCAAATTCTTACCATTTGCCACAAATACAATCCTCTTCTAAGCAGGAACACTCTACAGACATCTTTTCGTTAACAAGATATAAGACCTCATTCATCGAATAAGAATCCTTATCAATTAAAGCTAAACAAAAGGCTTCTATTAATTCGTAATCCGAATCACTCACAACTTCATCTGTATTTAAACTAATCATTCCCCATCTTCTCCTAACCAATCTCTCATTACAAGTGTTTTTGCCAATTCTAAGTAAAACACCTCCTGTTCGCTTGTAAGGGTACTTCCTATCTCTACCCCTACATCGGCTACCGAAATAAGAATAAAGTCCTTAGAACGGCTTATATGAGCTTCTACGGCATCTCTCAGTGTGTCTTTAGGGTTGGGTAACTGTAAAATCATAATTTTTTTTCGCGGGGGACATATATACATACATAACACGCGCTCTCGGAGGGGGGGGTGCCTACTCAGCTACATCATTAGCCGATCCGTCGTATTTCTTGCGCTGTATGCTCACTGTCAGTCCGTTGTCACCTGTACTGATCTCTGTGGCCTTTAGTTTAGGTGTGACGAACTCTGCGATCTTACCCCATGCGTGGATAGATTCCTTCTGGTTGGTGACGCTAGGGTCTTCTAGTGCCAGTTGATCCAGTGTTGCGGCCTGCTCCGCCATCCTCATGACCGGATCGAAGTCTTTGCCGTACATATCTTTGAGCCTATTCAATAAAAAGGCCTTGTTTTTACCTAATGCTCCCTTGGGACGTGCCATATCGTGTAATCCTCTAGTTTTTTAATTCATACCCCATTGATTCAATTGATCATTTTTTAACCAACATGCTCATTATTTGACCAATTATACATCATTTACCCCCTTTATATGCCATTTAGTTCTATTAATCTAAGTTTAAATAAACATTCAGTATTGACACAACGTAAAGTATGTATAGAATAGATAGCACACACACAGAGAGAGAATAATAAAATGACTATACAAATACACGGACTAGAGTACTTCACTTACTGCGAAACAATGGGCCTATCCAAATGTTTTAAGGCATTGGCTAAAATTGCGGATAAATGTGTAATGGATGATTGCATCGGCTTTAATGCTAACAGCGGTTATGTATACATTGCATTAGAGGACGGTATTACCATCGCCAGTATGTTAGGGCGTGACGTTGAGTACATAGTTACCGATTATAACGACGGTGAGGAATTTTTCTTTGATACATACAAGGAAGCCGAAGCAAAGCTTGAAGAAATGAGCGGTGAAGAAGAAGAAGAAGAAGAAGCAACACCCGAAAAGTTCGAGACTGTACTACTTGAAGGTGCAGAGCTTGAAGCATATATTGCAACACGTTTTAATAATGAGGTGACAGCATGAACAAACGAGCATTAATGAGCGTACAGGTAATAGATTTTTATCTTGATTGGTTCAATAACTACCTTACAGTGGATAAAATAGCTGAACATCACGGGCTTGATGTGGATGATGCAAAAGCACTGATTAGCATGGGGCGATATATGCACCATAGGCACGTTGAAATGATGAATAGAGAGGTGACAGCATGAGCAACCAAATAGGTAAGCAATACAAAACGCGTGGTAAGCATCCTAGACTATGTACAGTGATCGACGTACATACAACATACAACCAAGCAGGCGACATAGTAAAGATTCGCCATGTATCAGAGCATGACTTTCTAGGTCAAAAAGTGATCGACAGAGACGTATCTATAACAACTATTTTAATGAATGAGGTTACAGCATGAAACTTACAGACAACAGAATAGCGGCTCAAAATAGGGCCGCTCGATACCTAGCACAAAAGCAGTTTGAACAAGATCAGAAGCAACACCGCGACATGGATAGATTCATGGCGTTCGTATGTGGAATATCTGTCTGCGTTATTGTTCACTTTTTGGGGGCGTTGTAATGAGCCAGAAGCAGAGAATACTTGATTACTTAGAGCGTGGGTATACATTAACACGCCTCAACTCTTGGGAGCTGTTAGGGGTGTTAGAATGTCCTGCTAGGATATGCGAGCTTAAACAGGACGGCTACGACATAAAGACGGAACGGATGACAATCAAAAACAAATTTGGCGAGAAAGTATCAATCGCTAAATGGAGGCTATAATGACTAAGATAAATAATTACATTGTAAAATGCACCGCTGTAATCACTGAAACAAGAGAATATATAGTTCAAGCAACTAACGAAAAAGAAGCCGTTGATATTGTTTTAGCGGATGGAAAGCAAGACAAAACAAGAATGTCAGCCAGTGCTCTATGGTATGCAACAGAGGAGAATTTGTATCATTGCCATGCTAGCGTTACTGGTGAAACAACTCCAGAACACGCTAAAGGACATCTAGGGGAATATTACCAACAATAACCATATCCCTGCCATTTGCCCCAGTAATTGGGGCTTTTTTATGCCTGTTACTTTCCTTGATACTTCTTTCTGAGATAATTCATTGATATCGGCAATTCATCAAAGCCACCGTTACCCACCTCGTGTAGCATCCACACACCACGCCATGACCCATTAGTCTGAGCGTTTAGATACTCTTCGTCATGTTGGTAGAAAATACCAGAGAACAAGCCAGTGAGATTAACCCCATCGGCTCGCCTAGCGTAAGAAATAGACCTATCCTGTACATGACCCATCACTGCGGACATGTGACGCTTAGACAGCAAAGCGTTGGCACTAGCCACTGGTCTACCCATGACACCAGAGGTAAAATAATGAGAGTATGCGATTTGGTCAATCACTACCACTTCAAGAAAGTCGTAAACCTCAAACCCTGCCTCTTCTAATTTTAAATCCTTGTATCCGATCAATCCCTCTAGCTTGGGGTCGCTTTCTATGGCACGTTCAATACGGTTTTCATGGTTTCCAATGGTATAGACCATGCGTGGATTCCATCGCTTGTCCTTGTTTCGTATGAGCCGTTGTTGTTCCTGTCTGATAGGTGCTAGGAATACGTCCATTGCAGAGATTCCTGCCTCGATATCATCCTTGTATCTGCGACCTTCAAAGGATTTCTTCCCGACATCCCATGATGACAGACTAGGCATATCAAAATGATCGCCAATATGCACAATGACTTCGGGTTTTTTCTCTGCGGCATAGAGTCCGGCCCATCTAAGATGGTCAGTAGGTGAATTAGGTTTGACTTGAGTATCTGGGATTACTAAATGTTTCATAGAATCTCACTTTAATATTAAATCATCCTTTGCAATGGCGACTAGTCCGCACACTACAACTATTATGCAATAAGTTATCATTTGAGCCTCGTTATGTTATGAAGCGCGATTATACTTACTGCCCATTCCTATTGGTAATGACTTCTGACTATAAGCGATATGCCAAAAGGTTATTTACTCCACGTTTGCAGTCGTTCTATCTCAGCATCTATGTAAAACTTGATCTTCTTTGCATCTCTCAACTGGTCGCTATGTGATGCCGAACCGTAACGGTAGCATGATCGGAATATCTCCCCCATCTGCGCGTTCATATTTTTATAAGAGATCAGGTGTTGTAGTTCAGTGGCGTTATTAGGCAATTCATAATAACTTGCTGTACTGCCATCGCTTACACTTAGCTTTAAACTTAGGTCAGTTACAATCGCAGGGTGTTCTTCTTTTAATCTTGCCCATTCTTCTTCAGTAACTTTATTTTCCATTGCTTTTCTCCTTATTAATTAGCTCGTTTTTTGGCATCAGTGAGCCACGCTGACCAGATTGTTCCGCCTATCACATCGCTAAATATGATTCTTTTAAAACGGTATGTCTTCGTCTATAACAGTTTTGCTTTGTGGTGCAGATTGTGGTGCAGATTGTGCGCCATCGGTGAAAAACACCTTAACATTTCCTAGAATTGGAGTCTGTACACCCTGCTCGCGCTCTTCTTTGTCTACGCTTTGGCTGATAAAACCGTTGTTTTCGTATTGATCTTGCTGATCTGTGTCTACAAACGTAGTTAGATCAAGGTAAGTACCCTTTGCCCCTGCATACAGGCGAGCTTTGTCGATCTTTGTAACGTCAATTCGTACTGATAAACCTATTTTCATGCTAATTTCTCCGTTTCGTTAATAATAATTGTAACAGCTTTGTCTATTTCAGCCGCTAATTTTTCAATATACTCGTCGTCCCTCTCCACCCTGATAAGTAGGTGAGGCAAAGTCTCAGAGTACGCCATTAAATCCCACCACTTAGCACCAGTAATCATCATACAGCCCATGATTTGTTGCTTATACTTGGTGACAAATGTTTTGTTGTTGCGATGATAGCCTATCATTGTCGAGTCAGCTGGACATTTTATCTCTAATCCGCCATTTTTGTCCACTAGACCATCAGGTGAGCATCCAAACTCTTCAGAAGCATCCAAGATAAACCCATATTCGGTTACTTTTTGCTCAGTTATAAACTCGTAATGCTCTCTGGCTTCTGGTTCGAGCCTTGTTCCACGCTCCATATGCTCATTGACGTAGATAGGGACGCGAATGCCATTCAACCTTTCAGCTATTAGCTCGTTTATGTAGGTATCAGCACTAGCACTGGGCTTTCCTGCCGACGTTATGAGCTTGTTAAACATGGAAGCGGATGGTCTGCCTAATCTACTGGCAAACCACTCGTCACTTCCCTGCTCATGGTCTAAGATAATCACTTGTTAGCCTTTGCCTTCAGCGCACTAACAGCCTTAGAGTAATGTACAGCTAACATTTCATCGACTGAGCTAGTTTTGAAGTGTTGTAAAAATACTTTAACATCCACACTATGCTCCGCTAATAGTCCCTTGATCTCTGCGGCTTGATCTTCTGACACTACAGCAGTTTGTACGGCTTGCGGTAAGTCTTCCCCTGCATAGATGTAAGCTCCTAGACCATGCATGGCGATAGCTTTCACCAAACACCGCATACGAGCGTCTGAAATGTCCCTAGAGCTAGGGTTAACAATAGATTTGTTGCGATTATCCATTACTGGTAGCCACATAGAATGCGTTTTACCCTCTACCGTGACAGAAACATTCACCTCACAAGTGCCATTTTCTAAAAACGATGGTGGACAGTAAGTGTAACTCGACTCAGGGTAATGCTCGTTCAGTGTTGACCACGCCCATGCCCATGATAGATAGGATAGGTTGCCTTTTTTCTCAATGTTCTTTGATACGTCTATTGCTGATAATGTTTTCCAAGTATTCATTACTTACTCCCTGCTGATTGGTTCTGCTCTAGCACATATCGTGCGCCATAGCCTATATAGTATGCGTCTGACTCGTCCTCTCTGACAGTTTCGCCACGTTGACAGTCATAGTTGCCACGGTCAAGGTCATTTAAAAACTCAATATCGGTTCTGTTATTCATTTTTTACCCCACATTGTGTCCCAACGGTTTAGAATTGCTTGCACTTGCTGTTCTTTTTTATCGTAAGCTAATTTATCTTCCATCGTAAACTCTGATTCGCGATTAGCCGGTGGCATTTCATACGACGCTAAATCACTAGTGTTTTTGCCAGTTATCTTACTTATAAAGTTAGTGAAATAATCTTCTGGATGCTGTATCGGGTGATCTTTCATTTTATTATCCTCTGTTGTTGTAGGTTTATTCTATAACTATTATTAATGCCTTGTCAAACACTTGTTGACTATCTAACTAAATTAAATTAAAGTTCACTCTCACTTACAAGGAAATCACTATGGACATTAAAAGATCAATCGAACATTTCATGTATGAACTACGCTTGAACCAGAATCAGCTTGCTATTAAAGCAGGAATGGACGTTTCTACTCTCAGCCTTATTAGAAATCAGCGCAGATCACCTAACCTAGACTCATTAAATAAGATCGCTACTGCTTGCGAAGTTAAAGTTAGCGAATTTATCGCGGCTGGTGAGTAATGAATAAAGGATACTATGCAATTATTCCTGCCGATGTACGTTATGACGTACGTTTAACGCCTAATGCCAAACTTTTGTATGGTGAGATCACTGCTTTATGCAATGAGAAAGGGTTTTGCTGGGCAATGAATGAGTATTTTGCAGATTTATACTCAGTTAGCAAGGTATCAGTCAGTAAATGGGTTGGTAATTTGAGGGATTGCGGCTACATAGAGGTGCAAATGCAGTACAAAGAAGGCACTAAACAGATATCTAATCGCTACATACGACTGTCTACCCCCCTTAAAGAAAACTTTAATACCCTCACAAAGAAATCTTTAATACCCTCACAAAGAAAAGTTAAAGACCCTATTAAAGAAAAGTTTAAAGATAATACTACAGTTAATAATACATTTAATAATACAGTGGGGGAAACAAGTTCCCCAGAGTTATCAAAGAAGAAAGTTGTCAGATTTAAAGAGCCTACACAAGAAGAGGTTTCTGATTACTGTAGAGAGAGAAACAATACCATTGACGCGCAGAATTTTATTGATTTCTACACTAGCAAAGGTTGGAAGGTGGGGAATACTAAAATGAAAGATTGGAAAGCAAGCGTTAGAACGTGGGAAAACAACGACAAGAAGAGGAATACCCAAAATGCAAATAAACAAAATGCTAAAAGCGAATATGCAAGCCTTAACAGCGACTACAACAAGTCAACCGGCCTCGTTTGATGATAGCGAGAAGGATTCTATTGCTTACTTCTTTATGCGATTACAGAACACCTATGGCGTGGCTCGTATGCAATCACAATGGCCTGATGCTGACTCACTAAGGTTAGCTAGAAGAGAGTACGGCAAGAGGATTGCTAAGTTTAGTCGTGAAGAGATTAACAAGGCGTTTGATCTGACTCACGTAGAGAAGGAGTCGCAAAATAAACGGTTTGAGTTCCCAGATGTTGACGCTATCTTGGGATTACTGACTAACTCAGGCGTGTTTACTGGATCAGGTGGCACTCTATCGCACCGATTGTATAAGCCAGAAGAGTTGTTGCAGTATGGAACAAAGGAAGAGAGAAAAGAAATAGCTTTAAACGAGTTAGCAAAATTAAAAGATATGTTTAAATAGCAGGAGAGTAAAATGATAAGCGATAGAAGAACAATATTAATTGAGTACAGAGGTGATAACCCTAAGTTAGTTTCTGGGCATATTTATAATAGACATGACATAGCAAAAGCGTTCGGCATATCACGATCAACGGTTGCTACTAAGCTCAAAGGAAAAACAATAATGGTTGACGATGACTTGATTTTGTTAAAGCCTCAACAATCTCATAAAACGTTTGAAGAAAAACGCATGACCTATATGGGAAAAAATATAAATGGGTTTGAAAACGGCAAAAAATACACTTACAAAGAAATATCTCAGCGAACAGGACTAGGTGCGAACGCTTTAAACAAAAGAATAGGTAAATCACTTGTATTTAATGAGCATCACGCCCGACCAAAATCTAATAAAGAGCCTATCATTTCAAACAAAGAGTTTAGTATTCAGTTTGAAAACTATCCTCACATGGTTAGCGCAAAATGGTTAAGGAGGAAATTCTAATGCCTGAAGGTTATACAGTAAACAGTGACTCGTCCTTGGAAAACTATGTAAAGTTTGCAACTGAGCTATACGAGAAAAAGAAATACGTTACGTTCAATTACAAGCTAGGTAAACCAAGAACCATAAAACAAAACGATGCTATCTGGGCTTTCTGTAAAGACATAGCAGACAAGTGCAACAATGCAGGGTTTGAAATGCAAACTACTAGCCCACTGTTAAAGAATCCAATAGAAACTCCTTGGACTTCTCGCAGTGTCATGGATAAATTGTGGATGGCAGTACAAAAAGCAATGTATCCTAACAAACCAGAAAGCAGTAGCGAGTTAGATACTTGGGAAGTAGCACCTGTAGCAGAAACTTTAACAAGACATTTAGGTGAGACTCATGGCATTGGTGTATTGTTTGCCAAGCAAGCTATGGACAAGGGGGTCTAGGATGCTGTTTAAAGGCATTCTAAGGGCTATTTCAGAGCGTTTAACGAAAATTATGATATACCCTACATGGTATGTTAAAGTGAGACGATCTAGGCAACTGCAAAGCAATAAAATGGCTAAAACTTTACGCGCACAATGCTTGATAAAAGCACAGAAGTTGGCACGAATATCAGCCGCAGATGAGTATGGCATGGTTGAATGTGTTTCATGCGATAAGAGAATGGGTTGGAAGGAATGCGATGGTGGTCACTACATAGCCAAAGGTAATTCGTCGTACTGGTCGCTTGAGATGGAGAATATCCACCCCCAGTGCAAAGGATGTAACGGTTTCGGTATGAAGCATGGCAGTGCAGAAGGTCAGTACACGCTATGGATGATTGATATGTACGGTGAAGACTTTGTTAGAGAAATGCATAGAGACAAGCGCAAGATCAAAAAGTTATACACTGCTGACTACAGAGAAATGCTAAAAGAGTTCAATGACTTAATTAAATACCATGAGGAGAGACTACAATGACTGGATATTTACAAGAGCTAAGAGCAAGAGCAATTAAATTTGAAATGAGTGAAATCCCTGCCAAGATGGATTCTATTGTTGAGGCAGTCATTTACGGACACGCACTCCCTGCATACGCTAGAGAAGAATTAGATTTAATCTGGCTAGAGGTAGAGGCAGAAGAAGAGGCTTGGTTAGAACCACCAACAGAAGAAGAATTAAAGTTGCTTCATCCTAACTTTGATGTATAATAACCTTGTGTTGACTGTCTTGGTTTTCAGTTTATTGTTAAGGGTTGTGCAACCAACCGCTCGACAGGAGTTGCGTCAACAACTTCTATCAAACTAAAAGTTTAAATCGTTATTCTGTATTACCTCTGTTGTTTTGCCCTTTCGGGGGCTTTTTTTGTTATAATACAGCTATGGAAAAGAAGAGCTTATTAAAACGAATTGGTGTCTCTGGTTACAATAAACCTAAACGCACACCTAGCCATCCAACAAAATCTCACGTTGTTGTTGCCAAGTCTGGCGATCAAGTTAAAACTATCCGGTATGGTCAACAAGGCGTATCTGGTGCAGGGTCTAATCCTACTACTGAAAAGCAGAAAGCTAGACGCAAATCATTCAAAGCTCGTCACGCTAAAAACATTGCCAAAGGTAAGATGTCTGCGGCATACTGGGCTAACAAATCAAAATGGTAGGAGAATAGAATGCCAGAAGGTAAGGGTACATACGGTAGTAAAGTAGGGCGACCACCGGCAAAGAAGAAACCAGTAGCTAAACGCGCACGTTCTATGCCTTTGACTGACAAGCAAGCCAAGGCCGCTATACAGGCTTTGCGAGATGACGCTGGCAGAAAGAAGTACCGCAAGAAAAAATCTATGTTGAAGAAATAATGAAAGGTTTATACGCTAACATACACGCTAAGAGAAAAAGAATAGCCGCTGGTTCTGGTGAGAAGATGCGTAAGGTTGGGTCTAAGGGCGCACCTACAGCTAAAGCATTTAAGCAATCAAAGAAGACTGCTAAAAGTTTGTTGAATCAATAGCTCCAGATAACAGGCATTCCCTGCCTAATGTCTACATGGATGAAGCTCTTAGCCACACCTATACCATTAAATCCCATTGACTGCGCGTGTTTAATAATATCGTAGGCTTCGTTACCGTTGTTGATCCGTATGTCACTAGCAATTCCTCTGGCATGGGTTCCTGCTTTTGTTTTTCTTGCCTCAATGCTATGGGTCTTATCCCTGTAACCACTGGTAATAATGAATGGGAAGCCACACTTGTGCCTAAGTTCGTCCAATTTCTCAAGGAACTCTTCTGACATTTCATTGTTGCCTGTCTCCTGACAATCAAAGTCTGACAGTTTAAAGTATCTCATTGCTTCTTAGCCTTGCTTGCACCTTCAAAGGCACCGCCACCAAAATAAAAGGCCACAATGGTTAACATGATCCAATCAATTTTAAATGCGGCAATGATCTCTTGTACTTCTGAAATATCCCTGCCAAGGAAAAACAATCCTAGTACCATTATGTATGAGCTAACAAACGTAAAGCCAAATATAAGAGCAAGATATCGTTGGGCTATTTTAAATGGAGAGTAAGCCGTTAATAAATCTGTCTTAGCCTTAGTTTTAGCTTCTATCTCCTCAGTTTTAGACGTATGCATGGAGTCAATGAGATCAAGACCCTTGCTAATAACATCACCACTGCCTAGAATATTGCTAATAATTCCCATTAAGATAACCTTTCAATTAAAAATAATCCAATTATAAGAGGATACATTCCCCACAACATCATCTCCGACTTCTTGAATCTTTCCGAACCATCATCAAGGCGTTCTTCAATGTTCTTCATTCTTACAGCGCATTCACGTTCGTGTGCTTCTAGCTTGAGGAGTGCTTCCTTTACCGTTGCCATATTCTTTCCTAGAATCTTTCTATGATTACGATTGTAATAGTGGTTATTACTAAAGCCAAAGCTAATATAAGTCCACCTATAACCTTGGGGTCTTTAAAATCTTCGCTCATAACTATCTCTTATATATTACTGTAGTTTCTGGGTTTACATACTTTGGTATGCAATAGGATTTATAAGGTATTTCGTAGTCAACGTTACCTTGCAAAGTCAATCTTCTTGCAAAATAAATACAATGATCTATACTCTCAAAGACTCCAAACTCTTCAATTTTATCTACATAGCCGTCAACAATCGTTTCAAGCATCAATGCAAACACAAGTTGTTTCACCCCAGAACCTTTTCTTTCCTATCAACCCACGCTAATTTACAAACGCATTTTACAGGCTCATAGTTTCTTTGTGGCTTGCTGTAGTTTTGAGCATAGTAGCGACAGTTTTCAATGTTTTTAAAGTAGATGGTTTTATCGTGATCTATCTGACCATCAAAGAAAAACACTAAAGCTACTACGAGCTTCACTACTTAGCCAACAAAACCTGAACAAGTGCCTGTATCTGCTCATTGGTTTTTTCTTGTATCTTCTCTTGACGAGCTAGAGATTCTACAATAGCATCAACTTTAGTCTCAGTAACAGCTTGAGCCTGACCGTTAGCTTGTGCTTTAACAGCAGTTTCTTTAACGATAACTTGTATACGCTTTACTTCACTAGAGGTAGCTTCAGCATTAGCCTGTGCCGCACCATAAGAGATAGCACCAACGAACAAGGACACTACCAAAGGTAATGCCCACGTAGGAATTGATATTGTGTTCTCGCTCATTTGTATACTCCAATGTATATTGCAGTGTATATTATTTAAACAGGGGAACGCCAATTGCCACCGATACGCAAGACAATGCTAGAGGTAGCACCAAACTGACCTGTCTTACATCCTGCACGATAGAACATATTGGGTTCTGGCTCAAAGCCTACAAACTCACCAGTAGCAGTAAAGGTATCTACGTCTACCCATGATGATCCATCAGTGCTTCGCTGAACAGTAATGATTGCACTGTTAGCAAACGTACCAGAGACAGAGAAGTTAAAGTTTCCGTCAAAGAATACTGTATCAGTAAAAGTGTTTTCCGCAGTAATAGTCTTAGTAACGTAAGTAGTCATCTTATTCTCCTTGCGCGTCTAAGTGAGTTTGATATGCGGCTTTAGCTTCGTCTGTAAATACAGCGTTAGCAATTGCTACAACATCAGCATCTTCACTAGAAAGGTCTGCATCAGGTGTAACAACGTGACGATGAAAGTTTCTTGATATTTCTTGATCGTCTCTGCTAATAATAGTTGCAGTGCGTACCTGTACTACTGGGTATCCTGCCAAATGTAATACTTCTATCTTGTCGTTCATTGTTACTTCTGAAAGTGCCATGTTTATTTCCTTAGTTTATCGCCAAAATTGGCCTGTCCACCCTCTAGGGGTATTATTTAGCAACCCATCCAGTGTTGCCTGTTCCACTTTCTTTTGCATAAAAAGACGTTCCTGTGCTTCCGTCAGTTCTCATAAATACAGAGCCAATCGGAGCAGTTACAGCAGTTTCTGGCGTTCCTGATCCAGACAACAATCTAGCGGCTGTGCCATTTACACGAACATGCTCAGGGAAAACTGCATCAGCCGTTGTATTTGATGTGTTGGAAAAAATTTGGATGCGGCCAGTTCCTGTCATAGTTGGCGTTGTCTGACCAATATTAATGCCATTGAACGCAACACCAGAAGGAACAAAGATGGTGGACGATCCAGCAGTTTCCGTGATCCTACCACCAGAAATGTTGACCTGCGTTCCGCTTGCCGCATTAGTTAAGTCAAGCAATGTACTGGTGTTTGACGTATGCAAAAAACAGTTACTGAAATCGACACACCCATAAACATAAGATGATGCCGAATACATCATAACGCCATTCTCAATATAACAACCATTGAAACTTAGCTGGGCAATATTTCCACCAATGTGAACGTTTGTGCCACCTTGGTTTGCAATGGTGCAACCAAAGAAACTGTTTATTGATCCAAGAATGTATGCACCATAAATGCATCCTTCAATGCGGCCGCCATAAAAATTGTTGTTGGTTGCACCGCAGTTAATACCTCTTGTTGTTTTGATTACAGAGGCATCGTCATACCCAGAGATGTTAATGTTATAAAAATTTGCATCTACAAGTTCAGCCGTATCAAGAGCAATGCCATTAATTGCCTTAAAACCGACATTCTGAAGGACAACACCAAATGCAATAGTTGGAGGCGCACCAGAACCTGTGCAATCAACACCACCTGTTGCTACCCCAGTGCCGTTGAAAACAACATCTTTAATCTGAACTCCTTGCTTATCGTTAAAGCTAAACATCAGGATAGCACTTTCAGTAAAGATTTGCGAAACGCCAACAGCACTTGCTGGAGATGTTGTAGTTACGGCATTTACTGCATTACCACTTTCACCAAAGAATACTTGATTTGTTCTAGTGAATTGTAATGTTGAACCAATCTTGAAATTTCCAACAGGCACAAAAACGTTCTTGTTTGTGTCCAAAGCTGTCTGAATTGCAGAAGCACTGTCAGTTGCTCCAGTAGGGTCTGCCCCAAAATCAACAATGTTGACAGGGGCGCTTTCGATCATGCGGTTGTGTGCTTTTGTTAGTGCCATTGTTTATCCTCACGCAGACCGATAAGTTAGATTAATTGTAATCACAGTGTTTGCCGTCATCTCAGATGCCTGAAGCGAAGTTGTCCCTGTAGAAGCATCCCATAATTTTAAACCAACAGTTGTTGCATTAAGGTCAGTAATCATTCCAACAACCTGACCAGCCGTAATGTTTAAACTGCCAGCAAAGCCAGCAGAAGAACCAGTGTGTGCGCCAGCTGCCGAAGCCGTAGTGAATGGCAAGCCAGCCAGCTTTACGTTGCCAGACATAGAGCCAAGAGAAGATGCGTTAATATAACCAGACACAGTTACAAGATTGCCGACCTTTGTGTAAAAGCCAGCATTGTAAATTGACATGGTTGCGTTATTGGTTCCATCCGTAAAGAGTGGTGTCCATGCACCCTCCTCGTAATCATCAAGTAGCTCAGAGGTGCCAGTGCCAGCAGTAGCAGAAAAGTCTATGCCGTTGCCAGATGTCCCCATTATTACGTTGCCGTTGCTTAATCTGAAATCAACAACTCCAGCAGTACCGCCTCTGCCTTTAAATCTAGCTCTCTCTGCTAAAGCGTTTTGCCATTTAGTTTTAAAAACAAGATCATTTGCTATTTCAGCCTCGCTTATTCCTACTGCTTCAATAGTAGCGACTTGTGGTTCTATACTATAGGTGGAGTTTTTAAGATAAAAATCTATACCTACGCCCAACCCATTTCCTGTAGTGCCGCTAGGTAAATGAGATACTTTTACCGGATATGACACAGCAGAATTAGCTGTATCTACAACCGATAACGAACTTATTCCGGGAGTAACATTTAAACTTGCAAGATTAGCGGCTCCAGTTACGTCAAGATCGCCAGAAACTTTTAAGTCTGAATCAATATCAATGTCACCATTGAAAGTTAAAGTTCCATCAATTGTTACATCGTTAAATGTAGGGTTGCGGCCAAAGACACCACCATTCTGTTTAATGCTCATTTTATAAATTCCTTAATTAAACTGTGACGTTTGATGCATCTTTCCAAACTGATCCATTCCACCAAATCGGTTTGTTTAATGATGTATCCCAGTATTGATATCCGCCTTGAACAGCCTCTAGGGTTGGCCTATTAGCTGTGCTATCGTATCTTGCTCCAGTAACCGCGTATGTAAATTGACACCCTGCACCAACAGTTTGCGTAAGCAAGGCTTTACTATAAAATCCTGTCACTTCATTGCTTTCTATAATTACATTAATTGCACTTAATACAGAGATTCCGACGGTGTTACCATCCATGATTCTATTGTTTTTAATAGATATGTCTTTTGATTTAGCTTCGGTAACTACAATGCCACCAGTTCTAATATATGATGCTTGAGGGCTAACAGCAGTTGCATAATTCTTAATAGTATTACCTGTAACGTTAACATTTTCCATTGCTACAGTTGCCGCACCACCATTGATAAAGATGGGTGCCCCTGCTTGTGGAGTGCTTGTGCCACCACCAATGGTAGTCCTTCCTTGATGGTCAGTAATAATATTATTATTAATAGAGATGTTACTACCATCGTAATAAGCTAGAATCCCAGCAAATCTTGGCGAGATAATTACATTACTATCAACAACCGTATTTACTGTTCCCAATAAAGCAATACCAGCTCCTGCTTCTGGCACTAAATTGTTTGTTAAACCATCAACAACAGTATTTCCAGAAATAACAGTAGACCCTAAAGTAGCACCTGATCCAACATAAGAACCTACAACAGAAATGCCTGATAAAGCTGGGCTATAAATATTGTTATTAGAAACTACAATTTGCTGGTTAAAATTGTTTCCATACGTTGCACTGTTCTGGTTAATGGTGATTCCGTTTCCTAAAGAATTCCACAACATATTATCTGAAACAACATAATTTCTTAACTCAGAAGTAGTTCCACTCATATCGTGAACTACAATCTGAACCCCACCCCCAGTTACTTTATTGCCTGTGCATTCAACATCATCACCTAGCAAAGAAAATACAGAGTCGGTTGAAGTAAAGGAAGCGGAACAATTAACAACATTATTGCGGATAGTGCATTTTGTTCTACCATTAACCCCTAAACTTTGACCATTAATATCAGTAAAAGAAGTTAGGAACCCTGTACCGTAACAGTCTTTAATAGTAATTTGTGTTGCTTCATATGTTTGAACAGCATTCCTAGTTATATTAGAAAACGTATCATTCTCTACATTAATTTCTGAAATAAAAGTAGAGTTTTTAGCATAAATTCCCTTGCCACCTAAAGCCGACCCCTGATCTTTTAAGTTTAAGTAAGCATTGTTTTTTGATTTAACAACAGTTGCTTCTGGAAGATGAACGCCATTACAATTTATCCCAGTTAAAACTGTACTATTACCATTTAAAATAATTCCTTCCATAGAAAAATGACTAGAGGCTGTAGCGCGACCTAACATATAAGCTGTACCTGTAGCGGTATTCAACTTAATAGTTACTTGCCCCTCAGTTCCTACTATAGAAATAGAGCTTGGGACTTCTAATACATAATCAGAACTACTTTTGGATACTAAATAAGTTCCTTCATTAAACAATAGAGTTTTGTTATTAGCGGCATTAAAGGCTAGTTGTATAGCCGCTGTGTCATCTGTAACTCCATCGCCCACTGCGCCAAAGTCTTTAACGCTTACACTCTCGCGTAACTTAGTTTGAACAGTAGTAGCTACTGCACCAGTACCAGCAGGAAGATAAGACACTAAATCAGAGCTAGTAGACCCTACTGCAAGAGAGGCCGTAACCATGACTTCAATAGTACTTAGATTAGGGGGTGCAACAGAAAAAGTAATTGTTGACGCTGACAGGCTATAACCATCTTTTTGTTGATAGACACCATCAATATAAACTTGAGTATTGTTCTCAGAATGTGGAACTATTCCTAAAACAAATGCTGTAGTTGATCCATTACCTGTAAAGTTATAAGCAGACCAAGCCGCAGAGTCATAAGCATCCGCACCTGTTCCAGCACTAACTTCAGGCGCACCAGTTGTAGCATTAAAGGATAAGAACTTACCTAACCTATCAGCCTTCAAAGGGATAGTCATGTCTACACCAGTAGTAGGCGGCTCTACATCTTTAAGTCTTAGGCTACGGTCGTTTAAGTTTTCGTTCTGAATAGCACCAATATAGATTTTATCAAAGTCTTCGTTAACATCATCGGCAAGAAACTTACCACTGTTCTGGTAGTTAGTAGTGCGGTCTAACGGCATAGCCAATACAAGGCTCACAATCTGCCCAGCAGGGACTCCAGTGTCTAGGACTACTGTTCCACCAGTTGTATTGTTAACACCTGTTACAGTGTAACCAGAGGACAATAAGACCCCATTCTGGTATACAGCCATGTCAGTAGCTTCAATAACCCTAAAGGTATAGATGAAAACAGTCTGACTAGCTGTAGCCGTTATGTCATTTCTTGTAATTAATGCCGATACGGTCATTATCTTGTCCTATGTTAAGTGTGCCAATTATACTATTTTTAGCGTTATAAATCACTCGATGCTTTTTGAACTTCATCTAGTCCATGTCTTATATAAAATAAATTCTGCAAAGGTATAAGTCTTCTAAGTGTTCTTATATCTGATTCAGTCATTTCACCTTCAGATGTAATTGCATTGGTTGCCGCTACAGTAGTGCTTAACAAGCTACCAAAAGTTGGCCCCAACAAAGACTCAGAAACAGTGCGAGCTACTTGCTTAGAAGCAGGGGCATCAATTCCTAGTAACGGCCTTAATCCTAAAGAGTTTCCTGATATCTTTTCTATTGTGTTAGTAATTTCTCCAATAACACCTATAGCGCCCGATCTATCAATTCCTTCTGTAACCCATACGGCAGGATCATCGCTAACATCTCTTCCTGCAATCTTCTGTTTAAGATAATAAGTAAACATTCCCATACCAACAAGTGAAGCAAGACCGCCCACTGCATTGTGATCCTGATTCTGTAATGCGGCAATAAAGACTCGCTGAGTTGCAGACAATATAAACGATCTAAACTGACCAACAGTTTTACCCATTTCAGTAGACATAAACAATGGTTTTTCTTGGCCGGGAATTAGAATTACGCGATCACTTTCTTTGCGTACAGCCGCGCCCCACATTCTTTCTAGGTCTGGTCTATCCCAATTTTTAGCATTTGTAAGCCATACACCATCTTCATTCTTGCCATGCTTTACTACTTGCTTATACATGTCTTTTGCTGATTGCTCGTCAATACCTAATCGAGCTAGGCGCTTGTCATAAACTCCTTTTTTTAATCCATCAAAGATAGATGTTTGCATAGTAACAGCGTGAAGTTGTTTCATTCCTGCTGTCCAATGATCTAAGAAGTTTATCTTTCCAAACTTGCTAGAAGCAGATCGCAACCCTCTTTCGATAGCTGTACCGCCTTGAGCATAATCGCCAACATCAGCAATAATTTCTGACTTGCCTGACATAATAGCATCAGTGCCAACGCCATAACGCTTTAACTCAGAAGCCGCTTCTTTAAATTGTTTTGTGTTTTTGATTAACGGCCCAAGACCACTCTTAAATGTTTTAGCAAAACCTTCAGCCATAAATACGCGAGAAACGTCAGGTAAACTAGAAACAGTTACACCACCAAGCAAACGCAAATAGTTTAAGTCTCTTGAAGACCTAGCCATACGAGTCCAGATATTATCTTCAGAAAATCCGTAGACACCACGAATACGATCACGCATTCCTGCAATGTCTCTAACGTCACTTTCTCGTTGCTTTTCTAACTTTTCTTGTTGCTTTGGAGTAAGTGATTTATCATTTTTTTTCTTGGCATACCATGTGTTAATATCTTTAAGTTGATCGATCATATTAACATCATCAAACTTTCTAACTAACTCAATATCTCCAGCTACATTTTGAAGATACCTAGCGCCTAATGTCTCAATGTCATTCTCTAAAAACTCTTCAACTATTTCATCGTCAATTTGGAATACACGATTTCTTAATGGGCCGCGCAATGCAGTACCACTAATGCCGCGACTGCTAGAACCAGAACCTAATTTCCAATCATAAGGAAGTCTACCGTCTGGACTACCCTGTATTCTTTGTGCGATTTCTTGAGCAAGAGATTCATAATCTTGGCGTTCAAAATCCATGCCTTTCTTAAACTCAGCTTTATCAATAATCGCTTGAAGATTATCTTTTTCTTTTCCTGTTGCTGTAGCAATTTTCTCAGAAGCCGCTTTAGCATCTTCAAATAGTTTTACGTCTTTTTCTGCAAGCCAGTTAGACACTTTACTAACAAACTGAGGAAAGTTAGCTGAAATTTTATTTTTGTTCCATACGCGATTTAGATAATTGTTAGCTGTTTTAACATCTACATCTTCAGGAAGTAATTTTAAAGCTACCATTTCATCTTTAAGGGGAGTGTATAATTCCTTATTCCAGTAATTAGCAGAAGCCTTAACTTGAGGAATGTCACTATCGCCTTTTCTAATTGCAGTAGATACAGCTTCATTAAACTGCTTTCGATTCATCTTTCCACCAGCACTTTTATACTCTGCAAAAAGATTAGAATTGTTTTGCAATGATGTGCCTAGCTTTCCTGAATGAGCTTTAGCTAAAGACTCAGCCGCTTGAAGAACATTGCCATCCATTTTGATGGGGTTCTCAGCCATCATAGTAGCAATTAATCTAGTTGTTGGATTCTCACTTGTGATTGTGCGAGACAGCGGATCAAAGCCTAATAGCTTTACTAGTTTTTTAGCTATCTTTCCCGAAACTTGAGTGTCACCAAGAGCTTGCTGTGCGCCAACACTGCCCGAACCTACAGGCCCAGTAACAGCGTCAATAGTAGGATTAATCCCTTCTGCAATTTTAGGCTCAACATTCATAACATTTTCGTATGCGTCGATCATTTTAGCATCAACACCATACGTAGCTAACTTAGCCGCTGTGCCTCCTAAAACGCCACCTAAGAGCATTCCAGCAGAAATGTTAGTGGCAGACTCTCCGTAAGTTCTAGTAAGCTGTTGCGTGTGTAAAGCCGCTTCTTGGATAGCTGTGTCAACACCAACAACCGAACCCATTACAGCCGCGCCCTTTAGAATGCCTTTTCCTGCTCTATAAGTATTTAGTGCAACACCACCTATAGACAATAAAGAAATAGGGTCAGCCATCATTACAGGCAAACCAACAATAAAAGAAGTAGCTCCACCTTGAGCCATTGTTTCTCTGTCGGTTCTTTCTCTAGTCATTTGGCGGCGTACAGCTTCTAACTCTTCATCATTATCCGCATACAGCGCATTGCTAACAAAAGCCTGATCTAGTCTTTCATCTTCGGTAAATAATCCATAAGGATCGTAATCTGGGTTATCTTTGGTAGAGTCAGGTAAGCCAGATTCTTGAGAAACAAATGATCCAATAATATTTTCTTGTCGATAAAACGCCTTGGCAATTTCACCAACTGAAGGACGCTCATCTTCTTCTAAAGCAAGAGGAACTAATTTTGGAGCTATTAACTCTTGATCTGGCGATGCAACAAAACCCATTTTATTTCCTATTTAGATATGGCTCTTAAATCTGGAGTAGATGCATAAATTTGTCCACTTTGCGCGGCTCTCATTTCTTGTTCTGCCGTATCTTTAATTATAGCCATTTCTTCTTCTTCAGCAGTTAAAATGTCAGGCGTATATCTGTTTAACATTACCTCGTTACCATTTTCATCTTGCCCAGCAAACACAGCAGTATTTAAAGTGCCATTACTATCCCTATACATTACAGTATAAGAAGGATTCCCTGTAGATGCTTGCCTTGCAGTAATTGAATCAGAAACTAAAACAATATCTTTTTTATCTAACTCAAGGCCAAAAATTCCAGAAGGGCCAGTTAGCTCATTATAAATATCTTCTCTAATATAATTTACGCTGTCAGTAACTCCAAGCCCATAATAATCTTCAGGGCGAAACTTCATAAATCCAAACTCGCCTTCTTGATAATTAGTCTGAATGCTTTTCATAGCCTGTTCTTTAGCATTATCTACAGACATACCGGAAATGTAATAGCTTTCAACTAAAGTTCCGTAGTCTCTAATTAAGTCATATTGCGCAATATCATTTACATTAAATTTCTCAAAATACCCTGAACCATATTGTTCAACCATTTCGTTTCTATAAGACCCACTAAAAGTTTTCTTACCTTCTGTAGATTTAATTTCGGCTGTTCTAGCTTCAATTCTTGCCTTATTAGTTGGGTCAGTGTTTTTAATTGCTTGTTGTGTAGCAAGGTCTGCACCCATAAACTGACTTAAAGAATTAACTTCTGTAGCAAAAGCGCGTTGTTGTTCAGTAAGAACTGTTTGTCCAATTCCAGCAATTTCGGTTAATCTTCCAATAGTTTCTGAAGCCGCTTGTATTCTGTTTACATCTTGCGACATTAAATCATTAGTTAGCTCTTGCTTTAACATGGCAGGAACAAAACCAGTTTTTGCTACAAAATCTGTTTGCTTTGCACCTCTAGCATCAGGGTTATCAGATGGTAATTCTTGGAACGTAACTTCCGCATAATAATCATTTGCATCTTTTTGTGTAATTGGAATTTGATCGCCAACAGGTGTAACGCTGTCCATTACATTTCCAACACGAATCATTCCTTGATCTTTTTTGATCTCTGTTAATTCTGCTTTATATGCTTGTCTAACACCATTTAATCTTTGGCTAATTAAACCTAGCATTTGATCTTTTTCTGTAGGGCTTATACCTTCAATTTTAGATGTTCTAAAATCTTCAAGGAATTTTGCGCCACTAATAAGTTTTTCTTCATTAGACAAATCTTCATTAAAGACAGCCCTATCAACATTGCCAATTTCAGTTTGAAGCATAATTGATCTTTCAACTTTGCGCTTTTCAGCCTCAAGGTTAGAAGCGTATTTAGGAGAAGCTTCAGCCAAAGCATCCATCTCTGCAAATAATATTTCTTTTTCTACACTAACAAGCTCTGCGTCACCATTGCGAGCCAAGTTTTCAATATCAATAACACCGACATCAACACCATTAGACAATGTATCAATGCTTTGATTTTGAGTAGATACTTCAAACGCTTTACTTATGTTTGCGGTAGCAGTAGCAATTCTTGGGGCTATTGCGGATATAAGGTCTTGCCTTAATTCTATAGGAGCAGAGTTAATTGTTGCATCAAAGTATGCTTTAGACGCATTTTCATAGCCAACAGGATCATCTGCAAATTCTGTTGCAAGCTCTATTAAACGTACTTTTGAATCAGTGTTACGCTGAGAAAGCTGTGCATTAATTACTGTATTTTGGTAAACGTCAGCGCCATAACCTCGACGCTCCTCTATCTCTCCGTAAGATACTTTACCTTCTTCATCAACTATACGAGCCTCTTCAACAGCTAACAATGCTTCTTCAGGAGCCTCACGTTCTGCCTTAGCAATACCAAACTGTTCAGCAACACCGCCTACTTGCTCTGCTAATCCTGCTAGAGCTTGCATACGTCGCGCACCAGACTGATCTACACCAGTAGGTTGGAACTTGCCGTAGAAGCCAATGCGCTCTTGTCTAGGTTGTCTAGCCATTATTCTTACCTTTATTCTTTTAAGTAAATGTCTATTCTGGCATAGCCTGAGCAATGCCAACACTACCTTTAAGCAATGTAGAAGTCGCCTGTATGTTAGCCATAGCTCTAGCATTAGCGCCTTGTCTTCGTAACTGTGCGCGTTTTAGTTTGTCAGATAAATTCAACATACCTTCACTAGTGCCAATTTGCTTTGCGCTTTCAAGAGCAATACTTGCAGGAGTACCTTCACCAGTCATACCAGACATAGAAGCACTAACCGCATTAGCCGCAAGAACCTTATTAAGTTCTTGTTTACGCTGTAGCTCTCTACCTTCAGCCGCAATCTTTTCTTCTTCGGCTTGGCGCTCAAATTCTTGCTGTTGGGCTTTGCCAGCCTGAACCTGTCCATAAGTACTTACTGCTGTGCTTACCGCCATTGCCGCCACTATTGCAAAACTCATCTAAATATCCTCTGGCTCTAATAAAGCCTTTTCTATCTCTTCTATATCAGTTAAATGTGTAGGGTGGTATGTAACCCAAACACAATCTGTTTCAGCGTATATAACACGCTTAGTCTGTGGAATTGTTTCTCCCATAAAAGGTGCTTCAATATCCAAATTACCAAACTGGCTAGACACCTTACATCTGCCCTTTACTACTGTATACAAGTGTGTAGTCTTGTGTAATGCTCCTACTAAACAAACACCAGCAGGAATAAACAACTCTCTTGCATACAATCCTTCACTAAAATGATGCTTTACCTCTAGCTCTAGTGTATCGCCTTTTAGCATTAAAGTCTGTAGCTTTACTATGTCGTCTTGCGTTGTTACTTCATTCAAGAAGACTCTACCTCGTATTCAATAGCCTGTATGTGGAATGGCGTAGGTTCAGGTACAGTAATTATAGGCTGTACTTCAATATCCCAACCATTGCCACTGTTCTCACCTTGTATAACACCTGTCTGTTCAGGCAAGTTTTCGTTTAATGGAGAGTCAGCCGTTCCTCCAAACTGTCTAATAGAAACAGGATTGTCATCAATGTACACGCCAGAACTCTTGTAAACTCTTAGGTTAATACGAGTAATCTTCTTTTGCCGCATCTGGTTCTGACCAGCAGGAGCCGCAGTATTTAAAGGCATACTCTTAATCTTAGGTATAAAGTTATACCCTACCTCTACGTCAATAACACCAGTAGCAGGGTCTTGCTCAAGGATAAATAATTTCTCAGCATCAGTTAAGGCAATGTATCCTGAACCGCCAAAATCTATTTGTACTACACGCTTTGGAAGTGTCGTTCCTCTTGCCACCACACTAACTGTTTCTCCGTTTAAATGGTTTGAAGCCAAATATAAATTGTTCCCAATAAGGCTAGTACTGCTTAAAAGTCTAACAGAAGAATCCATTAAGTAATCAAAATCCCACTTTTCTACTGTATAGGTAGTAGTAGTATCGGTAGTTCTTTTGTTCACTAAAAACAAATCATTCTTAACAACAGATACAGATACAGTCTTAAGAGGGTATGCAGTGCTAGTGTCTCCATTAATCCATTTAGTAAAACCATTAATGTCTTGTGATCTAAGCGTATTAAGAATTGCTGAAGTTCCATCTTGATTAACAATAAATACCCAGTTAGCATCTTCTGATAATGACCCTGCTAAAATACCTAAGTCTGCTGGGTTATCTATAAGTTGTGAAGACAATACAGATATGTCCGTACTGTTATAAGCATCTTCATTAAAGTTGTACAAGTATGATCGTAATGTCCTACCATTTTGGTCAACAAATAATGTAGCGCCATCTACTGATTTAACTTCTAAAGTAGCCGCGCCATGCTGTGTTTGCGCTTGAATAGAAATGTCAGCAGGAGTAGAGCCATTAACTACAAACTCCGCACCAGCAGTAAATACTTGCAAACCGCGATCAGGATTAATATCAATAATTTCTGTAAGCTGTCTTGACGATATGGTTGTAAATATACCCTCGTCAGCATCGCCCTCTTCAGTATAGAAATCAAAAAACGAACTAGACCTAGAAGCAAACAAACTTTGCAGTTTAGACTTTGTACCACCAAACCATAACCGTCCTTCATGGAATGCGGCAGTCTTAGGAAATCCTCTAGTCGTAGACCATACATCTTCTTTACGAGGTGATCCTTGTTGACTTAAAACAAAAGCTACTGTATTTGCAGTTCCTCCACTATCTGAGGTTGCAAACCCTGACCACAACTCAAAAGATTTTGTAGATTCGCCAGAAACAGTAATAACAAATACAGCAGGGCCGCCTGTAACAGCAATACCTGTATCACCAAATATAGGCATTTCTTGAAGGTTTCTTTGTATGTTAGCCGCTGAAGATGCAGAACTTCCAGTTAAAGTAATGTTTTTACTTAACACACCTTCTACATCAATTTGAAATCTATCGCCTACAGAAAAATGGCCTAACGTCATTGTGGTTATATAATCTGTAGGTGTAGGGCTTTGTGAATCATCATAATCATATTGAGGAACATTAAGAAAAGGAATGTCATCAATAGCAAACACATTACCACTTGTGTTTATAATTCTTTTAGACGCATGATCTTCATGGAACATTAACATGACGTTTTCAGTCTGCACATCGCGTACTGCGGCTACCTCAGAAGATTTAAAAGGCAATGGCAGATAAGCTACAGGAACAAAGTTAAACGTTTGGTCTGTTACTCTGTAGATAGACATATTGCCATAAGAAGGTGTAGTCTCAGCGCCTCCAGTAACAACGCATAAATAGTGTCTGTTTGTCTCAACACTAAAGTCAAATGTCTTAACATCTGAGGCTTCTGATGTTGGGTACAAAACATTAAACTCACTTAACTGAATTTTTAAAGTACCTAAATCACCAGTATCTTCAAATCTAACTATTCTATAATATTGACCAATAAACGTATCAGACAGACGAATACGATAAGATTGCTCTACTTCTGTAACAGTAAGAGTCTTAACAGTAATAAAAGAAGAACCATCGCCAGAAACTTGCACTCTAAATTGACCAGAGCCAGTGCCAGTTAGCTTTATGTCTTTAACATCTATAAACTGACCTCTATTAGTTGTTCCCAAAACATTATAAGCCGCAACAACATATTCAGCATCTGCGCCAGTTTGTCCTGTTGTACCTAATACACCAAGAGAAGTAGTTGTTAGTCCTACGGTTGTTCGATCAAAGTCATTAATATTAGCTACAGTTCCACCGCGAGGCATAGTTGCAGTAAATGTTGTAAAAGCAGAATAGGTAAGATTAGGAGTGCTAACTGTTTTGACAAGAGTGCCACTAGCAGTAGGATCATTAGTTCCAACCGTTCTTTCTGCGTAAACAGTATATGGTAGACTTGATCCAGTATAAGAAATAATTTTAAACGTAGAAGAATTATTTGTATATGTGCTTAAAACAAGAGGCAAGCCAGTAGTAACAGTAAAGCTAAATAATTGCCCTACTCCAGCAGACAGAAAAGGCTTAATTATTTTTTCTGCTACGTCTACATGCTGAGTCCCTGCTCTACGCTTTAAACCGCCTTGTGGGACGATTAAAACATTCTCGGCAGTCTCCATACCCTGATAGTATTGATCTAGGTCTACACGACCTTTAAGTAGGGGCGATAGCTCTCCGCTTACAAACGAGCTTTGCATGAACTTAGACTTTGGCATAACTAGCGCCTTACGTTAATAAAGGGACGATCAGTTATAGGCACTACAGGATATTGTTGGGAATCTGTAAATCTTGCCATGCGAGAAGCATTAAGATACTGCCTAGCATTGTTTTCCATAGAAGCCGCGCTGTCACGAATAGAAGGTGCAAAGTCCATAGCGAGTGCGTACTCAATCATCTTAGAGAAGTAAACAGGCCATGTGGATTCTGGAGCGTTATAAATGTAATCAGCAAATATCGCAGAGCTTGCATTGCAATACAGCTTGTCACCGTATAGTCCGTATGGGACTTGAGGATTAATTGTAATGAGGAATAATAGATCAGCAGGAAGTTGGTAAATGGATTGCCATTCAGTGCCTACTGGTGTTTCAACTGTTAGGTCTAGCTGTGCTTTTTTCCTAGCAAACCCCCAACGAAACTTGGTTAGCTCATTCTGTACAATGTTGTCATACAGATTGTTAGCTACAGTTTGTGCGCGAGAATTGCCCTCTAAAGAAGTGATAGGCAAATCGCCAATTAAAATTAATGCATTAGAGATTAATTGGATTTTACTAGCCATAAC